AAATTGAGAGACAATATAATGGAGTAATTAATTGCATAAAAAATTCTAAATCAAATCCAAAAAGTTTTGAAACAACAATAAATAATTTATATAAAATAACAAGAATTTCATCGACTGATAATTATAATTTTTTTAAACTAGCTTTGGAAAATAATAGACCAGATTTAGTTAGTGTATTACTTCAAATTAAAAAAAATAAAATAAATAGTTATTTTGGTGATTCAGATTCTGATGATTTTGAAAGAGAACAAAATATTTATAATGATATTTTTTCAACTATTTGTTCAAGAAAATCAAATTATTTAAATACTTTTCTTAATTCAAAATGGATTGATCAAGTAGATGATCTTTGTATTTATGAAATTTTAATAAAAAAAATTAATTATAGATTAATTAATCGAGCATATGATTTATTAACTGAATATCAAAAACAAGATTTATTTCTTAATCAAAACTTAAAAAATTCTAAAGAGAAAATTATAAGTCATAAAAAAGGATTTCAAATTTTACTTAAAATTGAAAAAAAATATAAAGTAAATCCATTAATAATCAACTATTGGCGTTCTCTTAATAAAGAATATAACGAATTAAAACAAAAAAGAATAAATGCAGCTTGGACGTTAATTTTCTTTTTTTCTAAATATGTTAAACCAGGAGTTCATAATTGGATTTGGATGCCTGGTGGTTGTAAATTTAAGGCTGCAGAAAAACGTTGGAATGAATATAATAGTAATTTTATTCAAAAATAAAATTGTTTCTTTTTTTTATACTCGCTATAAATAGCTAGCCTTGGGACGGAAAAAAAAATATAATTAATTTTATTTTTTATCCGTTCCGAGGTTACTTTCAATAGCTAAGCTCCCGAAGGGGTTTCTCGAAGAGAAACGAAAATCTTTAGGATTTTCATAAAAATTACAAAGTAATTTTTTTTAATTTTTATTATTATTCGATTAATTAAGAAATATTTTTTATATTATAGTTATATGTATTTACATACAATTAGTTTATTAGGCAAGAGACCTACAAATGAAGATGCAGAATATTTTTTACTTAATTTAGATAATAATGATAAATCAAAAAAAGATATAAATCTTTTAGCAATTTTTGACGGACATGGCGGACCCCTTGTTAGCAAATATTTAAGTGAAAAATTACCTCAATATTTTTATGATAAGGGTAATGCAGCAACTCAAATTAGACAATATTCTGGAAAATATCATAGATATTTAGTAAAATTATTTAATTTTATGCAAGATAAAATTCGTAATGAAATTAAAGAATCTAAAATTATGGGATCAACAGCTCTCGTTGCTCAAATATATAAAACTTCTAATAAAAAAAGATTACAAGTTCTTAATGTTGGAGATTGTAGAGCAGTTATTTGTAATAAATATAATATAGGTATTCCATTAACTAAAGATCACAAACCTTTATCTTTAGAAGAATTCGATCGTTTAACAAAAATGGGTGGCATTATTACTAGATACCCAAATGACGATCCTAGAATTGGAGGACTATCTGTATCAAGATCATTTGGCGATGTAGATGCAAAACCATTTGTATCTCACTTACCCGAAATATTTGATTATGAAATTAATAGTTCTGATAAATTTTTAGTTCTAGCATGTGATGGTCTTTGGGATGTATTTAGCAACCAAGAAGTTGCTGAATATATCTTAAATGAAATGAAAAATGATTATAAATATAATTCTCATAAATCAACTAAAAATAATATCGCAAATAAATTAGCAAATGATGCAATAAATAAAGGAAGCACTGATAATATTAGTGTAATGATCTTATTCTTTGATTAAGTATTTATGTTGAAGAAACATCATTTACTAAACATTTCGGTTGATACTTCTTAAATTTTTCATTATATATACACTTCATTCTATGAAATATTGTATTTTTAAATAAATTTCTCATTTCGTTACTTTGTTTTATATCTTGAATATAACATATTCCTAAACGCTTATCTGTTTCTATATCTATTACATCAAATACTTCTCTCATTAATGTTTTCTTAATTATAAAAACATCTTTATCATATGTCTCTTGCTCTTTCGGTAATTCACCCTTTAATTGATCTACTTCTAAATTATTTACATATATATAATTAATTCCACTTCTAGATGGAAGAAATATAAATCCATTAATAACATAATCAGTTAATTTCATCTTCTCAGCAACTTCTGATATTTTTTCTAAATTATATAATTTAATTACATTCATATTAACATTCTTATCAAAAAATTTATTCATTAAATATTTATCAACTGTCTTAAATTTTGAATCCATTCTCTCCGTAAATAATTTTTCATTCTCCAATAAATAACAATCTTGTATTAAAAATATATTCTCCTCATTCTTTCTTATTATTCTACCCTCAAAGAATGTATTATTATACATATCTTGATGACACTTTACATTCATTGTATACATATTTACTTCACGTATGTTTGTTTGCTCTTTTTTGTATTTTATATTCTTTTTATCCACTAAAATAGCTATATTTGTGTTTTCATATTTTAAAAATATCATGTAAAAATTATATCCTTGAAAATGAGGTATTACATACATATTCTCTTTGTTCTTTTTTATTTCTGTTAATATATCAACATTATCTATAATTTTATATCTAAAATTATACACATTTATATTGTCATATATAAAATTAGTTATAAAATATTTGGTTTTAGTATCAGTAATTAATTTAGATTTAAAATAACCTAAATTGACTACATTTGAAGAAGAATTTTGTTGATTCATTTTATGTTTGTTATATAGTTTTGGTTTTATATGTTTTAAAATCAATTTTTTTATTTATATTAATTAAAAATTAATATAAATAAAAAAATTACTGGGAGTATAACGACATGTCAATTTTTTATAAATATATTTAAAACAAATATATTTATAAAAAAATTGCTGGGAGTATAACGACATGTCATTTTTTTATGGCTTAAATAAATTAGTAAAAAAATTACTTACATTTGTTTTAATTGTAATAAATAAATTTCTTGCTTTATCAACTACCTTCTTTTCTTTTGGTGATTCAGGTAATGGTAAATTTTTGACTTCAGATTCAGGATCAGAATCAGGTAATGGAACAGGATCTTTTTTTTCTTCAACAATTACATTAGCTGTTTCCCTAAGTGTCATATTTTGTGATCCAACTCTTGGTGGTAATTCAGGTGCTACTTCTGGAACAACTTCAGCAGCTACTTCAGCAGCTACTTCTGGAACAACTTCTGGAATAACTTCAGGAGCTACTTCTGGAACTACTTCAGAAGCTACTTCTGGAATAACTTCCGAAGCTACTTCAGGAACTACTTCAGGTGCCACTTCAGATGCTACTTCGGGTGCTGGTTCGGGAACAGGTTCAGGTGTAGCTTCACTTGACAATACTTTTTTATTTTTTTTATTTTGTTTTTTTGATTCCATATAAGTTTATAATACAATGAATTATAAATTTATCTTTATATTTAGTTTATTTTAGGTAAACCAGTAGCGAAAATTGGTGCGAGAGTATAGGTATCAATACCTGGATCATTTTTGTCCATTGTATATGTAGATGTCATAAAATTATTTGAAATCTTTGGTACATTGACATAATTATTTGTATATGATGAAGGCATTACTGTATTTTTCTTAGCTGCGAATAAATTATAATTATCAGTTGAAACATCTGCAAATATTTCACTAATATTTTTTCCCTTCGATTTTCTTACTAAGGATGGTATATCATTTATTAATCTATCATCAAAATTTGTATCTGCTTTATATGCTGGTTCGGGTATAGTAATTGGTAAACCTTGAATGTAATGTAAATCAGGTAATTTAGAATTAAATTTTTCCATTTTTTTAGCTGGTATATTATTTAATTTTGAACTTGATACTGGTGTTGTGGGTGTAGATGTAATTGATGATGTTTTTTTTGCTGGAGCGACATAATAAAAATAAGCAAATAATATAAAAAAATATAATATTAATAAAAACATTTATATATAATTAGTATAGAAATATATTATGAATATATAAAATTTTATTTATAAATTATATTATATATAAATGTCCCGTTTACCAAATGCAACTGAAGAAACATCTGTTCAAGAAAATGATATTTCAAATGTAAAAGTAAATACTTTAATATCCGATTCTGTCTCTACAAACGATATTAAAGTAGTTAATAAAAATGTATCTGAATTTATAACTAATTTATTTAATGATCCATCAACAGTTAACATTGATTCAACTGTTCAAGATACAATTAAATTAATTCAATCTCAAGCCAAGGAAACAGTATCAACAATTAATACTATCTTAAGTGAAATATTAGATGATAGTAAATTAGATATTACTGAAGTTCCTAAATTAGTATTACTTGTAAATACAATTATAAATGGTGATTTAAAGGCAATCATAGAAGCTGGTAAATTACAAGCTGCTCAAGTAATTTCTGTAATAGAAGTTTTAGTTAAATCATTAATAGAAAAAGGGTTAGTTGCTGTTGAAAATAATGAACAAATTTTTAAATTATTTCAATCATCTGTTACTTTATTAAAAGGAGTTGCTAATATTAAAGATCAAATTTCAATGCTTGAACAATTTATTACTAATGTTCTTAGTGGTAAAAATATCGATTTATATAAATTAAATTTAGATCCTAAAGTAGTAGAATTAATTAAATTATTAAATAAAGATGCTGAAAGTGTCATCAAGACTATCCATGATACAATGAAGGATGTATTAGCTGATGGCAAGTTAGATGCCAGTGATGTTCCTAAATTAGTATTATTAATTACTACATTAATGAACAGTGATTTAAAGAAATTATTAACAAGTGGACAAATTAAATTAGATGACATTGTAGGTTTACTCAAAAATTTATTACAAGGATTAATAGATAATAGTTTAATGGTTGTAGACAATGCTGAACAAATCTTTAAATTATTTGATGCTTCTCTTATGTTATTACAAACTAAGTTTGAAGTTCCTTCTGTAAGCTCACTTACAGCATGCTGTTTACCAATTTTTGCGATGTTTGGCAAGAAGAAATAAAAAAATTGAATATAATTAATTATAATATTTCATAATTATATTATAAATAATCTAGGATGACAGATCTACAAATATCAATTCCAGTTGAAACTAATGAAACTAATGAAACTAATACACGTAGAGCTTATACACCTATTGAAGAGTTAGGTGATGATGCAATGTGTGATAATTATATATTATATGATGAAAGTTCTATTCCTGTAAAAGTTACATTAGATGAAGCAATTAAAAAAATGATTCATTATAAAAATCATATGTATTTAACTTTTAAAAAATTGTGGTGTATACATACTGATCCATTTATAAAATATTTACAATGTCATAATAAAGAATTATTTGATGAACTAAATAAATTTATAGACTCAATGGATCCAAATCCATGTGAAGAATTTATTAAGAAACATGAAAAGGAGGAAAAGTTAAAATATATCTTAGAACAAAAGGAAGAAATTATTAACTTTCATCAACTATTTCACGGTGATAAATAATCATATAATTTGTTATAATGATATAAATTAATTGTTTAATAATGATTTCGTAATAGTTCATATATATGCTCATTAAAAGGCGTATTTGGAAATAACTCTATCATAATATTCTTTTTTATGATAAAATTATCTTTAATATCTTTCTTTAAAGATTCTTCATTACAAGTTACGTAAATAAATTGTTTTTTTATTAGTTTATCTAAATTAATCTCATCAAAATGACAATATCCACTTCTTCCTGGACTAATAACAATTGTTGTATCTTTTGTTGAATCATTAATATATTCATAAAGAGCTTCCCTAGACTTTAATGTATACCAAGCATAAACATGGCGTCTCAATAATTCCATTCCATCTTCATAAGCTATATCGCATGGATTAATACAAATTACTTTTCTAAATTTATGATGAATCTGTGATGCTATATGAAAAGAATTTCTACCATAACAAATTAAAGTATCATTTGGCTTTGTG